GCGCAGTTCGACGACGCCTTCATGTTCGATCCCTCGCTGAACGGCGAGATCATGAAAATGGTCGATATCCTCGGTGCGATGGAAGCCATTCTCGACGCGCCGCGCGGCGGCGACACGCCGGACGTGGAAGCCAGCCACGAGCCGGTCTGGTGCGTGCCCCGGCATATCGAATGGGGCAAGCTGATCGAGAAGGAAGACCAGATCAAGGCGCTGACCGATTACAAGTCGGAATATGTGCAGGCGGGCGCCGCAACCATCGTGCGCGGCCGCAACGTCATCATGGCGGCGGCCTTGTTCGCAACCCGCATCATCGGCAAGCAGGGCGCGACCAGCAATTCCGCCTGGGCCGGCCAGACCGTCGCGGTGACGGTCGGCTCCTCGGACGGCGCTACCGATGTCGGCATGAACGTCGCCAAGATCCTCGACGCCTTCATGCATCTGGAAAATGCCGACGTCGATCTGGACGAGGAACAGATCTATCTCGCGCTCGACCCGACCGAGAACCGCCAGCTCTACGACGACATCATTTTCGTGTCGAAGGATTACCGCGACAAGGCGGTGATCGAGGAGAAGCGGGTCAAGTCGATCCTCGGCATTCCGATCAAGACCACCAAGCGCATCGCCAATACGGCGTCGACCTCGACCGCCGCCCTGTGGTGCAAGTCCGGCATGGCCTGGGGCCGCTTTTCGCCGTTCGAGGTGAGGTCGGCGCCGAACCCGGCCAAGAAATTCCGTGAGCATTGCTACATGGAAGACTGGATCGGCGCGACCCGTCTTGAGGACGAGAAGGTCGTCAAGATCCTCAACAAGATCCCGTCCTGATGCGAAATCCCGCCGCGCGTGACCGCACATGCGCGGCGGCCGGTGCGTGATGAGTGTTGTGGTGTTGAGTGGCGCGAATGCCGCAGGCGGCAAGCGCGCGCAGCGTCGGATTTAACCGGAACCAGGAGAGCAAAATGGGTGAAGTCACCAAATACGGCAACGGCTATCGCAACCTTGCCAACCTGTCGGACCATCAGGCGGTGTTCGCCGAAGGCCGTCCGCGCAGCATCGTGTCCACCGTCGCCGTCGCCAATGGCGACAGCGCGAACTCGAAGCACTATTTCGGCCAGATCCCCTCGCACGCGATCATCGATCCGCGCTCGCTGGTCTATCACGGCTCGATCACGACGCTGGATGACTACGATCTCGGTCTGGAATATCGCGGCGATCTTGTCACGCTCGACGGCCTCGCCAACGGCCTCGATCTCACCAGCGCCGGCACCAAAAGCCCGATCGCGGCCATCACCGCCGGCAACTATGCCAAGCGCGTGTGGGAATTGCTCGGCCTCTCCCGCGATCCCGGCCGCGTCTACGACCTGGTCGGAACGATGAAGGCGGCCTCCACCGCCGACAGCTTCATCACGATGGTCCTCGACTTCATCAAGAAGTAAGGGCCATGACCGCGCGCGCCGGCACCGAAACCGCCGCCGCCAACGGCGCGCTCGCCCACATGGGCGAGCCGCCGATCGGCAACCTGACGGAAGCCACGCACAAGGCCAAGACGCTGCGCACCGCCTTCGGCGATGTGCGCGACCGCATCCAGCGCGCCAAGCACTGGAATTGCTGCACCGCCTGGGTGCGGCCCTCGCCGGAAACCGGCGAAAGCACCGGCCCGCTGAAACACCGCTATCGCATGCCGGCCGATTGCCTGGGCGTGCGCTTCGTCGACGGCCTGGCCGAAGATGAATGGGCGATCGAGGCAGTCGAGGGAGACGAAGAGGCGATGATCCTGGTCACGGCGTCGCTCGCGCCACTGGTCTGCTATTCGCGGCGCGTGATCTCGCCGGCCCTGTGGGATGCGCTGCTCCTGACCGCGTTCGAATACGAGCTCGCGGCGCGGACGGCGCCCACGCTCGCCCGCAACAAATCCATCATCGCGGATCTGCGCGTTGCGGCAAGAGACGCGCTGAATGAGGGCGCCATGACCGACAGCCGCGAGAAGGCGCGCGGCACAATTTCAAGAGACACAAGCTGGATCGCCGCGAGGCGCAGATGAGCCTCACATCCTGCAAACATCTGGATGCGTCATGATCGAGGCGCTGGTCGAAAAAACCTCCTTTGCCGGCGGCGAGATCAGCCCGATGCTGTATGCGCGGCAGGGTCTTGCGCGCAACCAGACCGGGCTGATGCGGTTGGAAAACGCCGTGACCATGATCGAGGGCGGCATCGCGCGCCGGCCGGGCACGCGGTTCCAGTTGCCGCTGAAAACCCAGAGCGAGCGCGGCAAGCAATGGACCTTCCGCTATACCGCCGGCGACACCTATGTGCTGGTGTTCAATGGCGGCAAGATGCGCGTCAAACGCGCCGGCGGCTATGTGCTGTCCGGTTCCGATCCTTACGAGATCAGTATTCCCTGGGCGGCGGCGGATCTGCCGAATTTGCGCGCGGCGCAAGTCGGCAATGTGCTGTTTGTCGTCTGCGCAGGCTATGTCCCGCGCGCCATCACGCGCAACGATCACGACGAATGGGTGCTGGCGGAATATCAGCCGAAGGGCGGCCCGGTCGGCGATCAAAACTTGGAGGAAGGCGCAGCAATTTCAACTTCCGCGCTGGAAGGCGCGATCACCCTCGCCAGCAATGTGGACATTTTCACGGCCGCGCATGTCGGTGGCGTCTTTCGTCTGGATGAAAGCGACCTGTCTCTTGTTCCAAGCTGGAAGGCGAACGAAACCGTTTCAATCCCGCTGGAAATAGTACCCGGCACCGGCGCGACCAACTTTGGCGACGTGTCCAATCCGGCGAACGCTTTCGACGGAAACGATGCGACCAGCGCCACCAAGAATTTCAGCGGCGCGAGCAACGGCACGGGTTTTATCGGCCGTTCATATTCGACACCGACAAAAATCTTCAAGCTCCGCTTTCTCTCTTACAATCTGGCGAGTTTTGGCGCGCGCATCTACCTTTACGCGAAACAGGGGGCGGCGCCCACTTTCCGCTTTGATGGAACGCTGCTTGGCACGACGCTCAACAATACCAGCGCGTTTATGGAAATTGTCTCCAGCATGCCGGAGGTGTCATGGGATCACATCTGGGTCGCGTTTGCGTGGACGAATGCATTTTCGCTCGGCAGCATCAATTTAGGCTTCTTTACGCTTGAGTTCCATCGGTTTTCCTCCGGCAATGCCGTCCTGCGCCGCTATCAGGGAAACGTCTATGCCGCGATGAGCGGCACAAATACCGGCCCTAATCCGCCCGTTCACACCGAAGGCGCTGTTCTGTCCGACAGCGCTGGAGTGACATGGCGCTTTCTGCATAACGATCACGGCTATGTCCGCATAAGCTCTGTCACGGACGGCATGAATGCGACGGGTGAAGTTCTGACGCGGCTTCCGAATTCGGTCCAGGCCTCGCCCACTTATCGCTGGTTTCCACCAGACTGGAACTCCGACGCGGGTTTCCCTGACCGCATCTACCTGCATGACGGGCGGCTGCTGTTCGCGCGCGGCAATCGATTTTGGCTGACGCGGCCGTCCGATCTGTATTCGCTGGAGGAGATCGCTGGCAATCCCGACAGCGCGCTCTCCTTCGCGCTGCGCTCGCAGGACGGATCGCTCCCCGACATCGAATGGGTTTTGTCGGCCGGCGGCGCGCTGGTGCTTGGTCTGCGCGACGGCGAATGGATCGGCCGCACCGCCTCGCTTTATGAAGCGATCACGGTGGAAAATTTCATTCCGCGTCCGAAAAAGAACGAAGGCTCCACCGATCATGTGCCGGTGCCGGTGGAAGGTGGCGCCATCATCATCGGCCGCAACAAGGGCCGGCTGCATTTTGTGCTGTTCGATGACGAAAGCTCGGCCCTTGACGTCAAGGAAATCACCAAGGCGGCGCGTCACATCCTCAAGGGCAAGGCCGCCGGCATCGCCTGGCAGCGCGATCCGAACAAGATCGGCTGGATCTGGTGCGAGAACGGCGACCTGCGCGGGCTGACCTTCGATGTCGAGGAGAAGGTGCTCGCGCTGCACCGCCACCCGATGGTCAACGGCTTTGTCGAGGACATCGTGAGCGCGCCGTCCGCCGATGAAACAG